TTAAAACTTAAAAATAATATCGATGTTATCCATAGTAACCTCGACTCTATCTATCAATTGCTTAACTATCCTAGATTGAACATCATACGAAGATTTTCTAATGTCAAGGTTATCCATCAGCATTCCAAGAGAGTCTTCGTTTTTCTTGTCTAAATAATTCAATTTAATTGCTTTGTTATAATCATCTTTTAAATGATTGAGTTCTTCGATGTCTTTTTTTAGTTTTGGTAGGTCAATCAAATCATTAATATATAAATCGTTTAGACGATTGATTTTTTTATCGATTATCTCTATTTCTTTTTTTAAAGGTGTAATATCAATTATATTGTCATCTTTTTTTATTTTTTTAAGATATTCTTTATCGTGTTGAAGTTTATAAAGAACATCAATAACATATTTTTCGATGTGTTTTTTTTCATATCGACCAGTGTTACAAATCTTTTGGTTATTATAATTATTAACACTTCGTCTAGCCAAACTTTCTGTTTTATTAACACAAACGTAAGTTTGCCTTCTCGTACCATCGTTCTTAGCTCTTCCTGTGCATACTTTTAAAGGGGCACCACAATAACCGCATTTTGCTATGTGAGAAAGCATATATTTCCCTTGAAAAGGTCTAGTATTTGTTTTCGTATCTGTCCTATGTGCTAAAGCTATTTGCGCTTTATTATATGTTTTTTCGTCGATAATGGCTTGATGATCACCTGAGAAAGTTTGTTCCCTATACTTCACTAATCCTTTATATGTTTCGTTTTCTAATATTCTTTTTACTTTTACATGTGTCCACGTATTCCCGACGAAATTGTCTCTCGCGTAATTTGTAATTGACATGATTGAGCAGCCAGAGATTATCATGTCAAACATCTGCCTGACATTAGCAGCCTCTAACTCGTTGACCGACAATGTTTTTTCGTCTTTGTTGTATCTATATCCATAAGGTGGTGTTTTCCAAGCCGTTGTTTTTCCAGATTTTGCTCTATTCATAACACCAAACTGCATTCGCTCTTTAATCTGTTCTCTTTCAAACTCTGCAATAGCTGACAAGAGAGTGAGAAAGAGATTTCCCATTGCTGAAGAAGTGTCGATATTTTCTTTTAAGCTGACAAAATGGATATTGTTAGCAGTAAATACATCTTTGACTAAGTAAAGTGTGTCTTTTACATTTCTTGATAGCCTGTCTAGTTTATAGACTAAAATAGTATCAAATTTATTGTTTTTACCGTCTTCAATCAATTCTGTTATTGCCGGTCGTTCAAGTTTACCGCCTGAAAAACCTGCATCAGAGTAGTTTTTGTAAATTTTCCATTCCATTGCCTCACAATACTTTGTTAAAGCTTCAATCTGTCCTTGAATGGAATATCCTTCTTCGGCTTGATTTATTGTTGATACTCTAGAGTAAATAGCTACTTTTCTCATTGTTTTTTACCTCATTTTTTGTTAAAATGAGTACAGTAAAGAGACCTACTTAAAGCAGGTTTTTACTATACTAGATTCGCCTCACGCTCGCACCGACCAAAGTTGAGCGGGGGGCTTTTTTTATTTTGTCTCAAATATACAGCTGCACTCGTTACAGTGCCATTGCTTCTTCCCTTTTTCTCCTAAAAATCCCATAACTGTTCCACCTATTAAAAGAGTTCCTGCGACGGCCTTTTTAACAGAAAATGTCTTTTTACCTTGCTGCATAAATCCAACATTAGTACTTTTACATTTTGGACATCTTACCGCCTCTTTTTCTTTTTTTATCACTTGTTTTATTTCGCTATTTAATTGGGTCTGTCGTACTGAGTTTTTCATTACTTGCTTTAAGCCACGGTTTTCAATCTCATTCATCTTTTCTGCATTGTTTTTTGCTTCAAAATATTCTCCCAGATTTTTTGATTTTAAAAGTTGTTTTAACGTCATATCATTGTCCTCTCTAAAAACATTAGTTAAAATTCAATCGGTGTAAAACTACCAACAACGTCATATATTTTAATGTATGTATCTTCTGCTGGTGGATAGCCAATAAAAATATCGCTATATTTTTTATTAAGTGATACTAATCGAAGTCCATCATGTTCAGTGTAAACTTTTTTAAAATAAGTGTTCCCGTTATGTACAACAATACATAATTGTCCGCTGTATGTTGACATTCCTTTATCAACGATATAAAGCATATCTCCTTGCTCGTACTTTGGTAACATGCTATCGCCTCTTATGCCAATAGCATAATCATAATGTGGAGGTTCTTCGTCTGTATAAACTGTATAAGTATCATAGTCATCTGCTTCAAAACCTCTACCAAATCCGCTTGCTGCTGCAGCAAAAGTCGTTCCTTTAACTTCAAAAATATCTTCGATATCAGTTTTTTTATCACTGAAATTGATGATTTTTGTTTGTTCTTCCAATTGCTCTTTTGCTGTATCTAAAACAATTACTCTTCGTTGTTCTTCTAATTCGCGGTATATTCCAAGCAGTTCCGAACCATCTACTTCGCTATTTAAATCAATACCAAGTAAAAACTCTGTTGATATATTAAGTGCTTTAGCAAAATCATCTGCCCTGTTTAAAGGAAATTCTCTTGTTTTATTAAAATATCTAGACATCGTTGATTTTGCAATACCAACATTTCTAGCCAACTCACTCATTGACATCTTTCTTTCTTCTACTTTGCTCTGTATCAAAGAAATAATTTCGCTGTTTGTTCTCATGTTTTGTTATCCTTAATGTTATTTAGTAATATCATTATACCATCGTTCCCAAAAAAATACAATAAAACGCTAAAAAACAAATAAACGTATTTTTTTTAGAAAAAATCGTTGACAATTTGGAACGTAGGTTTTATAATAAAGGTGTTCCAAAACGGGAACAAAAATAAAAAAAGGAGTATGTATATGACAATCAATTTGAAGCGACTAAAAGCCGAGCGAATTGCTAGCGGTATGACACAATGTGAAGTTGCACAATCTATGGGGTGGAAAACACGAACACCATATGCAAAAAGAGAGAACGGTATTGTTTCAATTGGAGCTGATGAGCTTGCAAAAATTACTTTGATTTTTGGATTACCAATCGAAAAAATAGCAATTTTTTTTGATAAAGACGTTCCCGTAATGGAACGATGATGCAAATAAAAAAGCCCTGTAAAATAGCAGTTTACGGGACAGACAGATTCTTATGAGGCAATTTTACCATGAAAAACAAAAAAGAGCAATGGACCCCAAAAGTTCACTGTTTTCGAAAAGATGGTTCACAATGTGAGCCAGAAAATATAACAGTGCCAATTTCTTTTGCAGGTTACTATCAAATTTTATTAGAACTAGGAGTATAACATGAAACTATTAGATTTTATTTTTACAAAACCAAAAAAACAGGAACCGATTAAACACGATACTAAGCGATTGTCATCTGAAAAGCAGTATGATGCATTCCACGCTTATATGAGAAAAAAAGTATGAAACAACAACTAATTAACGACAACGAATTTTTGCGAGACGAAAATCGCAGGTTAAATAATGAATTGGCGGAACATTACTTTGTAGTTACAGCTAAAGCAAATTTATTAGATGTCATTATTGCTAGTGATTTTATCTTGAAAAGTACGCTAGATAAATGCATTGCTGAATTGGATGAAATTGATCAAATAGCCCTGTTAAAAGCATGGAACAAGGGAGAATTATAATGTCAATAACAATAAACAAACTTGAAATCGAAAACGTTAAGCGTATTAAAGCGGTAAAGATTGAACCATCTGCAACAGGCTTGACCATTATCGGTGGTAATAATAACCAAGGCAAAACAAGCGTATTAGATGCTATTGCTTGGGCACTAGGCGGTAATAAATACAAGCCTAGTCAAGCTATGCGCGAAGGATCGCAAGTGCCACCTACGCTTAAAATTACCATGTCAAATGGACTTATTGTTGAACGGAAAGGCAAAAATGCCAGTCTTAAAGTAATTGATCCAAACGGCCAAAAAGGCGGTCAGCAGTTGCTAGATAGCTTTGTAGAAGAATTGGCTATTAACTTGCCGAAATTTATGGATAGTACACCAAAAGAGAAAGCAGATGTCTTGCTTGAAATTATTGGTGTCGGTGATCAGCTAGCAGAGTTAGAGCTAAAAGAAAAAGAAATATACAATCAACGTCACGCTATCGGTGTTATAGCAGACCAAAAAGAAAAGTTTGCTAAGGAGATGACATATTATCCTGACGCACCTAAACAACTGGTAAGTATTTCTGAGCTTATCCAACAACACCAAGCTATCTTAGCCAAAAACGGAGAGAATGCTCAAAAGCGTCAAAATGTAGAACGTATTCGCTATGATTATAATCAATCTATCTTAGAAGTTGACCGTTTACGCAAGTTATTAGCAGATGCAGAAGCTAAGACGAATAAGTTAAGCGAGGATTTAAAAATAGCAAATACTGACGCTATGGATTTACATGATGAATCAACAGCTGAAATCGAGGCGAATATTGCCGATATTGATGAAGTCAACCGCAAAGTGCGCGCTAACTTTGATAAAGATAAAGCTGAAGAAGATGCTAAACAGCAGCGTGAACAATATAACATATTGACTAATGATATTGAGTCAATTCGTCAACAAAAAAGAGACTTATTGATTAATGCAGATTTGCCGCTTGAAGGCTTATCAGTAGATGATGGAAAGTTACTTTACCTTGGTCAAGAGTGGGATAACATGTCAGGCAGCCAACAACTAATAGTAGCAACTGCTATTGTACGTAAACTAAAACCAGATTGTGGCTTTGTTTTGATTGATAAACTCGAACAGATGGACAACATCACACTTGAACAATTTGGTAAACGGCTAGAGCAGGAGGGTTTGCAAGCTATTGCAACCCGTGTATCAATTGGTGAAGAGTGTGCCATCATTATAGAAGATGGATACTCAGTGGAAAACAAAGCTCATAACTTTAAAACAGCAGAGGGTGGTAATTTTGCTGAAACAGTAGCACCGACTTGGAAAGGTGAGTTTTAGAAAGAGAGGTAAATATGCAAATTACAAGAGGTAAACGAGCACGTGCTCAACGTGTCATCATTTATGGACCAGAAGGAATCGGTAAATCTAGTTTTGCTGCTAATTTTCCTGAACCATTGTTCATTGATACGGAGGGATCAACAGACAATATGGATGTGGCCCGTATGGATAAACCAACAAGCTACACTATGCTAAAAAATCAAATTGCATGGATTAAAGCGAATCCAACATGTTGCAAGACACTGGTCATTGACACAATCGATTGGGCAGAAAGCTTAATAGTAGATGATGTCTGTGCTCAACATGGCAAGAAAGGTATCGAGGACTTTGGTTGGGGCAATGGTTATACCTACACAAAAGAGGAAGTAGGTCGATTCTTGAATATGCTCCAAGAACTGATTGAACTCGGTATCAATATTGTATTAACTGCCCATGCACAAATGAGAAAATTTGAACAACCTGACGAGATGGGAGCTTATGACCGTTGGGAGTTGAAACTTGGTAAAAAGACAAGCTCACAGACTGCCCCCTTGGTCAAAGAATGGGCTGATATGGTCTTGTTTGCCAACTACAAAACAGTAGTTATGACTAGCGAATCAAAAAAGAAAAAGGCAACTGGTGGTCAACGTGTGCTATACACGCAACATCACCCAGCGTGGGATGCAAAAAACCGTCATGGGTTACCAGACGAAATGCCTCTTGACTATGCAGTAATCGCACATCTATTCGCACAAGTACCAACTCAACCAGTGCCACAAACGCCACCAGTACAGGAAACTCCTGCATCACAAACCGCACATGAATCCGTACATGAGCAAGCTGAAAAAGCACCAGAACAACCACCTATGCAACCGACATCTGCGCCGGTAGCCTACCCACCAAGTATGCCAAAAGCATTGACTGACTTGATGTCGGCAGAGCAGGTCACTCCTGATGAGCTTGTGGCAGTAGCAAACATCCGAGGACACTTCCCGCCAATGACACCAATTGAAAACTTCCCGTCAGATTATTGGAATATGATTGTGGCCAATTGGTTAGCTACGTTAGAAGTGATTAAAACGCAAGTGCGTACTGTCGAGCCACCCTTTACTGTGGAAGGCGCATAGGTTTTGGGAATTAGAAATTATAGCGAGGTATAACAAACAATGAATAAAACAATCAAATTAGACTTGTCTGCCATCGGAGAAGGTGGCTTACAAGAAAAAGTAGACAAGGAATTGGAAAAAGTCTTTGACAATATCTTAGATCCTAATACAGAAACAAAAGTAGCCCGTAAAGTAACTATTACGTTAACTATGAAACCAGACGATGCCCGTCAAACTGTTTCAACAGCTATGGAAGTTAAGTCAACGCTAGCACCACAGACAGGCGTGGCTACAACGGTCCTTGTTGGTCAAAAAGATGGTAAGGTTTATGCTAACGAGCTCAAAAGCGCGATGCCTGGTCAAACTTATTTTGACGATGAGGCAGTGCTAAGAACTGACATCGGTGAACCAATTGATCACCTTGAAAAAGGTATTAATGAAGATGTTATTGATTTTAATAAGCAAAAGAAAGTAGGAAACTAACATGACAGAAAACATTAAAGAAGCTTTGGAATATGCAGTAAATACAGCTCACGAAAAACCTAAGACTATCTTGGGTAGTGATGGTAAAGAGTATTATGATCGCAACAAATATTCTTTGGTTGAACTTAAAACTAAGTATTATCCAAAAACATTGAATTTAAACACGCTTGACAGTTTAATTGATTATCTTAAATCAGATATGAACAATATTAATTCCAAGCGTCTTATGGTCATTGTAGAAGGCCCTCGTGAAGTTATTGTTTGCGAAGAAGATGATGACGACCTTAATCGAAATGTGTTAGTAACTGTGGAGGCAATTATTCCAAATGTTCAATTTGGCCACTATGATTCACCTTCTGATTTTAATATTAGTCTGCAATCATTATTCGTTAACGCTGACGATCGTAACACAGTTATTGAATTCGCTAGTGCATTAAAAATCGAAAATGGCTCAGAAATTGTTGATGATGGCATTGGTCAAACTGCCACAATTAAACAAGGTGTGGCAAGCCTTGCAAAAGCTAAGGCGCCAAACCCAGTTACATTACGTCCATACCGCACATTTTCTGAAGTAGAACAACCTTCAAGTGAGTTCATTTTCCGCATTAATCAACTTGCTAATATGGCTTTGTTTGAAGCAGATGGTGGAAAGTGGCGCTTAGATGCTATCAATAATATTGCTAACTACTTAAAAGAAGAACTTGCTGATCAAACTAACATTACAATTTTAGCTTAATAGAAAATAGGAGAAATAAAAATGACTGAATACAATAACAACTTTGACCGTGAATTGGGATGGGATGATGAAATTACACAAGACAGTGTAGGTTTTGTTCAATTAGTGCCTGGTGATTATCAATTCACAGTAACCAATATGGAGCGTGCTCGTCACACACCTAATCCGAAGAGTCCAGGAAAATTACCAGCGTGTAACAAGGCGGTCGTTACGATTCAAATAGAAACATCAGAAGGAATCGCGCAATTAACTCATAACTTATTCCTACATACTACAACAGAAGGTATGCTATCAGCTTTCTTTGGAGCTATTGGTCAAAAGAAACATGGGGAACCACTTAAAATGAACTGGAATACCGTCATCGGAGCTAAGGGGGTTGCTCGTATTAATAAACGTAAAGGCACCGGCGATTATGCTGATCGCGAATACGATAACATCAAATCTATGATTTACGCTGATGAAGTTGATTGGACAAAAGTATTAAATAAAGATGTCGCACAACCACAGCAAATGACACATCAACAATCTGCTCAACCTACATATCAGGGACAACAGGCACAAGGCACTAATTTTGCACAACAACCAGCAACGCAGTCATATCAACAAGGTCAAATGCAAACACCTCAACAACCTCAAGGCGGATGGGGAGGATTCTAATGCAGCTTAGACCTTACCAAGAAGAGGCAAGGTCAGCAGTGCAACACGAGTGGGAAGACGGCAAGAAGAGAACTCTTCTTGTCCTTCCAACTGGTTGCGGTAAAACTATTGTCTTTTCGAAAATTATCGAAGACCGTGTAAGGCTCGGAGAGAGAGTTTTGGTTCTGGCTCATAGGTCCGAACTTTTAGAACAGGCTAGTGATAAATTGATGACAGCAACTGGATTAGGGACAGCATTAGAAAAAGCAGAGAATACTTCTTTAGGGTCATGGTTCAGGGTTGTAGTTGGATCAGTTCAAACGATGCAGAGAGAGAAGCGTTTGAGTAAGTTTCCTACAAATCATTTTGACACAATTATTATTGATGAAGCCCATCATGCCATCTCTGATGGTTACCAAAGAGTTTTGCAACACTTTGATAGTAGCAATGTTTTGGGAGTGACAGCGACACCAGATCGCGGTGACAAACAAAATCTAGGTAAGTATTTCGATAGTTTAGCTTATGAATATTCCTTAGTAGATGCCATCAAGTCTGGTTACTTATCTAAAATTACCGCAGTTACTATCCCGTTGACTTTGGACTTATCTACAGTTAGTCAGCAAGCTGGAGATTTTAAAGCAAGTGAGATTGGGACGGCGCTTGACCCGTACCTAGAACAAATTGCCGATGAAATGGTGAAGCAATGCGCAAACCGTAAAACAGTTGTATTTCTTCCGCTTGTTAAAACTTCCCAAAAATTTCGTGATATTCTAAACCAAAAAGGATTTAAAGCAGCAGAGGTCAATGGGGAATCGAAAGACCGCGCTGAAGTCCTAGAAGACTTTGATAATGATAAATATAATGTACTATGCAATTCAATGCTTTTAACGGAGGGGTGGGATTGCCCGACAGTCGATTGCGTAGTTGTACTGAGACCCACAAAAGTAAGAGCTCTTTATAGTCAAATGGTTGGTCGTGGCACACGATTAGCGCCGGGGAAAGAAAATCTACTATTATTAGATTTTTTATGGCATACCGAACGCCATGAACTTTGTCGTCCTGCTCATCTAATTGCAAAGACACCAGAAGTTGCTCAAAAAATGGTCGATAACATGACAGAGGAAACTGAAGTAACCTTTGAATTGTTAGAAGCTGAAGAAGTAGCTAGCAAAGATGTTGTCGCAGAACGAGAAGAAGCACTCGCTAAGCAGTTAGCAGAAATGCGTAAGCGTAAACGTGCATTAGTTGATCCGTTGCAATTTGAAATGTCTATCAATGCTGAAGACTTAGTGGACTATGTACCAGAATTCGGCTGGGAAATGGCTCCTGTTTCTGATAAACAAAAGAACGCTTTAGAAAAATTTGGTATTTTTACCGACGACATTGGAAATGCAGGTAAAGCTACTAAATTATTGGAGCGATTGGCCAAGAGGAGAGAAACTGGCCTAACAACACCTAAACAAATCAGAATGCTAGAACGATACGGATTTAAAAACGTTGGAATGTGGAAATTTGAAGTAGCATCAAACATGATTAACCGCATTGCTGCTAGCGGATGGCGCCTACCAAAAGGCATCAATGCTCGAGAATACCAACCTGAATAGGAGACAAAAATGGGAGAATATTGTCACTTAAAAGAATTAGATGGACTTAGATTTGGATCATTGACAGTCATTAATAGAAACCGTAACAATTCTAAGGGTGGCAATGCACGATGGAATTGTCTTTGCGACTGCGGAAATAAAACAGTTGTTATTGGAAGTAAATTAAGAAGTGGTTATACAAAATCATGTGGATGTGCACGTAAAAATGACAACGCTAAAGGTTATTCATCTACAAGACTTTACAGAATTTGGAAAGGCATGATGAATAGATGCTATAACCACAAAAACGATAATTACAAATATTATGGTGGAAAAGGTATTTCAATCTGTGATGAATGGCTAACTTTTATTAATTTTAGAACATGGTCGCTCTCTAATGGATATAAAGAATCATTAACCATTGATAGAATAAATCCAAAAGGTAACTATACTCCACTAAATTGCAGATGGGTAAGTATGAAAATGCAGCAAAACAATAAAACGAATAATAGGTATTTATCATATTTAGGTCAAGAATATACTATTGCTGAATTTTCAGAGAAGTTAAATGTTACCTATTGGACTGTAATAAATCAATTGAAATTAGGTTGGAGTGTAGAAAGAATAGTAGAAGAAGCGAGAATGAAAAATGACAGATGATAAATTTGATTTATTACCTTTACTTGATTATATTGATCCATCAAAACTATCATATCAAGACTGGGTGAATGTTGGTTTTGCCCTAAAACACGAAGGATATACTGCTATGGATTGGGACATTTGGTCACAGTCTGACAGTAGATACAAAAAGGGTGAATGTTTCGCTAAATGGGATAGTTTCCAAGGTAATGGACTTGGGACTGTCACTGGCGCAACTATCACACAGTTAGCGAAAGAAAACGGGTGGACATCTGACTACCGTACGAGTGATGAAGCCCACGAGCTTGATTGGGATAGCACTATTGATCGTGACTATAAAATTATTGACAAGAACTGGATCGAAGCAAAAGAAATTAGAGAACCTACTAACTGGTCACCCGTTCACGATTTGATTACTTACATCAACACTCTTTTTGAATCAACTGACAAAGTCGGATATGTAACAGAAACATACCCGATTGAAATAGATAAGGGCATTATCTATAAACCAACAAAAGGAGCCTATGACAGGACAGCTGGTCAGCTTATCCAAGAATTACAAAAAAATCCTAATGACATTGGTGCTGTCCTCGGTGACTATAAAGAAGAAGCTGGTGCATGGATACGATTTAACCCTTTAGATGGCAATGGTGTCAAAAACGACAATGTAACAGACTTTAGGTATGCCTTGGTTGAATCCGATAGTATGGAACTTGGTAAGCAGTATGCTTTATTTAAAGAACTAGAATTGCCAATAGCGACATTGGTCCATAGCGGTAAAAAATCATTACACGCTATTGTCAAAGTAGATGCTAAAGATTATCAGGAGTACCGCAAACGGGTTGATTACATCTATCAAATCTGTAAGAAAAACGGCCTTGATATTGACACACAGAATCGTAATCCAAGTCGTCTATCACGAATGCCAGGTATTATGCGAAATGGTCACAAGCAATTTTTGATTGATACAAATATTGGTAAAACCAATTATGAAGAATGGTATCAATGGATTGAAGATTTAAATGATGATTTACCAGAGCCAGAAACGCTAGCTGATGAATGGGATAATTTGCCAGAGCTGGCTCCTGAATTAATTAAAGGAGTGTTACGCCAAGGACATAAAATGCTAATTGCAGGACCATCAAAAGCCGGTAAGTCATTTGCATTGATTGAGTTATCTATTGCTTTGGCTGAGGGACAGAAATGGTTAGGTTGGCAATGTGAACAAGGGAAAGTCCTCTATGTCAATTTGGAGCTAGACAGACCATCAGCTTTGCACCGCTTTAAAGATGTTTATGATGCGATGGGATTACCTCCCGCTAATGTGGCAAACATTGACATTTGGAACCTCCGTGGAAAAACAGTACCAATGGATAAATTAGCACCTAAACTTATCAGACGCTCACTGAAGAAAAATTACCAAGCTGTTATTATCGACCCTATTTATAAAGTTCTCACTGGCGATGAAAACAGTGCTGATCAGATGGCCCATTTTACAAATCAATTTGATAAGGTGGCCACTGAACTTGGATGTAGCGTAATTTATTGCCACCACCATTCTAAAGGAAGTCAAGGTGGCAAAAAATCCATGGACAGGGCAAGTGGTTCTGGAGTATTTGCTCGTGACCCTGATGCATTGATTGACTTAGTGGAGCTTGAGTTGACTGAAGACCTTATCAAGGCACGCTCAGAAAAAGCAGCTGCTAAGATTTACCAACAAGCGTTGCAGGAAAAAGCTCTAGGATACTATCAACAGGAAGTAACGCTAGACGACCTAGAAAGTCGTTATCAGATGCAACAACATTTTGACAAAGCTATCAAGGATATCATGGTTAAACAGCCATATCTTGAGGCCGTCAAAAAAGCCCAGCATGAGGTAGAAATTGCCACAGCGTGGCGAGTTGATGGAACGCTACGTGAGTTTGCGAAGTTTCAGCCAGTTAATATGTGGTTTAGTTATCCCAAGCACGAGGTGGATACAACTGGCGTGTTGGCTGATATTCAGTTGGAAGATAGTAAACCTCTTTGGAAAAAAGCTAAAGAAGCTAGGAAAAGTAAAGAAGAGAATCTCAAGGAACGGAACCAAAAACTTGAGACAGCTTATAGCGCCTTATTTGATGGTTCAACACCGGTTACAGTGCAAGAAATTCGTGAATACTTGGATTTAAAATCCAATAAAAGCGTTGAAAATTATATCAAGGAACACGATGGTTACGATGTCAAAAAAGGTGTTGTGTTCCAAATTTCTGATAACAAAGAAACGGAAAAGAAAGAAAATAACTAGAAGAATTCTAAAGAAAAATTACGTTATTTTCTTTTCTCAAATCAGAAAAATACTAGTTAATTTCTTTTCTGTTTAATTTTAGAAAAACAAGAAAAATACTAGTTAATTTCTAAGAAAATACAGCCTATAACTCTTTCAGAGTTATTATAAAATGTTTTTCCTTCGTCAAAAGTCAAAGGGAAAAGGAAGAGGGGCGACTGAGCTACGCCCCCTCTGTCCTTTGTCCCATATTTGACAAAGGCGCATATAAAAAACACAAATTGGAGATGAGGTAAAAATGGAAATTTACAAACAAAGAATGATTGAAGAATATAAACAGTTAAAAAAACGCGCAGAAAAACTATCTATTGTGCTAAACAGATACTACCTTGATGAGTTAGATTTTGAATTATCTTGCCCAATTGAACTTTTACAAACGCAATGGCATATTATGGGAGCGTATTTGAAAATTCTAGAACAAAGATTTTTGGTTGAAGGGATTTATTTTAATGATTGAATTTTTTTTGCCTATGGATAAAATCCCGACGACAACTCATCAGCAAAAGAAAGTGACTGTCATAAATGGCAAGCCTCACTTTTACGAGCCTGAGAGTTTGAAAAATGCTAGGGATAAGTTTACAAGTCTTTTGGCTCAGCATGTACCACCCAGTAAGTTAGATGGTCCTATCCGTCTGACAGTCAAGTGGCTATTTCCCAAAATCAAGGGCAGCACAAACGGACAGTACAAAACGACAAAACCAGATACCGACAACCTGCAGAAGCTGCTTAAAGACTGCATGACCGAATTGGGATTTTGGAATGATGATGCGCAGGTTGCTTCGGAAATTATTGAGAAGTTCTGGGCTGATACAGTAGGAATATACGTAAAGGTGGAAGAGTTATGAAAATTGATTATATTAATTTTTTTGAACAAGTGGTTCCTGACTGGATGAGAGAGAGTAATGTCAAAATGCAAGAAGTTGGATTTAATACTGAAGCGTATTGGCAATGGGCAAATCAATCTATTGTTGCAATCTGCGAAAAGTACGGAAATGACAGTCTGATCAATGGGCAGTTTCATCTGATTTGGGAATGGTTGGAGGATAAAGCAAACGGAGGTTAACGATGACTGAAGAGCAAGAACTAATAAAACCGCTGCTAGAAGAGATAGAGCGGAAAGATGATAGATTGTATATGCAGTCTAATGTAATTGCCGTCTTAATGACAGCAGTTCTTATGTTACTGATGATAAGTATAGCCTTACAAAACCACTACGAGCCGCAAATCACAGGACTACGTACACAGCTAAGCAGGACACAAAAGCAGCTTAAACGTGCTAGCGAGCAAAATCAGAGACAGACAAAGCGGATTGCGGAAATGACAGGTAATGGAGGATAGAGAATGACAGACATCAAGATTTTAGATGCTTGTTGTGGAAGTCGCCTATTTTGGTTTGATAAAAACGAACCTCACACAACTTTTATGGACGTCAGACAAGAAAAATTTGAGATGCACGGCAAAAAAATCAATGTCAACCCTGATGTAATTGGTGATTTTCGTGATATGCCTTTTGAAAGTAATAGCTTTAACCTTGTTGTCTTCGACCCACCACACTTAAAATATGTTGGACAAAACTCAATTATGAAAGCCCAGTATGGCCAACTTGATAAAGAAAACTGGAAAGAAGATATTTCAAAAGGTTTCGAAGAGTGTATGAGAGTTCTAAAAGTAGGAGGAACTTTAGTTTTTAAATGGTCTGATTGTCAGGTTAATGTAAGAGAAGTTTTGTCAGCAATTCCATTTAAACCGCTTTTTGGCCAGCAAAGAGGCACTACACATTGGATGACATTTGTTAAATTTGAGCTTACTGGAAATGGG